CCTATTATAGTTCTAATAAATGTAGTCTCTTTTTTTCTGTCGGGTCTTTTTAATATCCCGACATACAGTACTTGACAAACCTGCCCATCATCTGACACAATCCAATCATCTACAGAAGCATGTCTCCAGTCTTCACAAAGAGAGACGGAAGGGTTATATTCTGCAAACTCTTCTACGTTATCAAATAAGTATTTAGTGTCGCCGTTTACTGTTCTTGTTTTCATAAGTTAACTATTTTTCCTCTTTGTCGTCAACATCTTTGTTAAGTTCATCAACAACGAAGTTTATATAGTTATTCAAAAGAAAGCGTTTCTCCATTAAGTCTTGCTCTGCTTGTTGGCAAGCTGCTCCAAGTTGATTCGCTCTTAAAAACTGAGCTTTTGCTTCATCTGATAGTTCAGAATGTAAAAACTCATATTCTTTTTCATTATGCATGATTTTCATCATTTGTTCTTTTTCAGCCATTTCGTCTCCTATTATAGCGGGTTAACTGTAGGGTTGATGTATTCTTCTAGTCTTCTATGTAATTTTTCTAGAATTACTACATCAGCCACATTGTGTTCATATATCTTTTTTATAGACTTCTCGTCTCCCCATCTAGCTTGTGCCCAATATTTAGGCTCAACCCTTGTTTTTCCCTTTATATCAAAGAATTCAGTTGCTGCCATTAATGACGAGCTATGAAGCTTTAACTTTGATTTTACAGGATAATACAAGTCTTTATGAGATTTTTGGTTGTGTAACGGAAAAAATGTTCCGTGGTGTAAAGCTCTAGTCCTAATGAACGGAATATCAAAGTGTGTTCCATAGTAAGTATATATAACATCATACTTATTCATTTCATCTACTAATAGCTCTAATATTCTAGCATCTTGATTTTTGGACATAAGCTCTTCTCTTGTTATCCAAGCACCTTCTACCTTCTTATTACTTCTACCTTTTATACACCAAGACAACATTATATCAATATTAGCACTAAAACCTGTTGATTCAATATCTAAATAACCAATAGTCATATCATGTCCAGTAGAATATCTTTCAGGCTTTCTTAATCCTAAAGCTTCTATTTTTCTAGTAACTGCTTTGTATGTTCTATTATATCCCGCAATTCTAATCATTTGATATAATTCAAAAGCAGACTTATTTGTTCTTGAATATTTATCTAAAATTTCAAGTTCATCTTCTGTCCATCTATTTATTGACACTATCTACCTCTCTTGGGAAATGCAGTAGAAAACAGTCGTCCGACCCCTCTTGCTACTCTATCCCAAAAAGACAACGATTTTTTCGCGTATGTTCTTTTTGTAGTCTTTGTGTTACTTTTCTTAGCTTTTGCCATTATTTACCCCATTTCTGGTTTTTGACTATTAACGCCATCACTGCATATACAGCAGTATCTAAAAACGCGTCTTCTATAGGCTCATTCTGTGCCTTGAAGTTATGTTTAGTTGATAGGTTAACTAGTCGGTTTATCTTATCATTCAACCTTACTATAATACCTAATAAGGCTATATTGACTTCTTCCTCTGATTTTAATTGAGTTCCCATAGCAATATTGCCAGGACCGTAGTCAAATTGTTTTTTACAAAATGTCATATACATAGTATTAAGTATCTTTTGAAATTCTTGTTCTGTTTCAGGAAAGTTATCTTTTATATGTAATACTACATTCTCAGCTGTTGTCTTTTTTTGTTCCATGTTTTGGAAAATCCTCCATATCGGGTTTATCTTCTAATCGTCTTAATATATCTACTTCTTGCTGTAATTTCTGAACTAGACTATAATTCTTCTCATTTTTTGCTTTTATGATTTTTTTTGTGATTTCTTCCATAAGAACTCTGCTACTCCCAGTTGAAACAATCCATTAGAGATTGCATCTATTTTACTCTCATCGTGCTCTAAGCCATAATTATAGAACAATGCGTGTAATATCTCATGCATCAATGTCTCTTTCTTTCTTGAATCATGGATATCTTTGTTAATAAGTATTAAATTCTCTTTTACTAGGTGTCTTCCGTATAATTCTTTACTACTGTCCTCATGTTCTAATGATAGCTCTAATATACTATAATCATGACCACCTATGTGTAATCCCATTGTTTTTTCTTTCATAATACTCCCATATTGTTAATTGTGTATGCAAATTACATAAAAACTACTACACAAGTCAAATAAAATATTACTTTTCTTTAAAAAAACGCACGACACGTCAATAACTCAATGTTCTTAGTACTCCATATTCTATATTTGGCTACAAATACAAAAAAGGGTTAACAATAAAGAAATATATTGACTCAAGTAAAGCAAACAGACTAACTTTAACAGTCCGAAGGACGAAAAAAAACACTAATGTTCGATGTTCAATAAATGCTTAAATTATTAAATCTTAATTTAAAATAATGTTCGATGCTCGGAGAGGGTGTTCCTAAAAAACAAATCGCAAAATTTTTGAAAGCCCCGAAATTTATATTATATACCATTATAACCCCGAAATTTGCTACTTGGTTGAAAAATAGCAGGTTTTTGTGTGTCCCTTTTGTGTTTTAAAAAGCCGGCGGGGGTATTCCTAATTGGAAATTCCAAAAAAAGGTTGAAAATTTGGTTTTCTGATAACCTTCGTTAAATATTGTATATTCTCCGTCGCTATTTATTTTTATTTATTTGCATTATTTACTTGACTCTTAATATTGGCTCCCCTAATATCTATCATGACAGAAATAAACATAACAATGAAAGGACATACAATGGAAACAAATAGTATAGATGATATAGTACGCATAGCAGAGAATAGGCCCGAGATTGATACAGAGAAGCGTATCATAATCAGAACCTTAGCCCAGTACAATGATGATGATTACTATGAAATATACGAGACATCATATACGGATGATGGCAACTTAGTACTTGAGATTGTAAAATCTAACTCCCACTACGGCAAAAGAGTACAGGGTTGGAGAGAATCTAAATAACAATAACGGCGGGGGCTTCGGCTCCCGTCACAACGAAAGGAAATACAATGAATGAAATAATAATAATGGCTTTGATACTTAGTGTACTAATGAATATAGTACAGGCCATAAGTGCGGAATATAGCAATGGTTACAATAAAGGTATGAAGTATGCTAAGGACTGGGACGAGAGGGTTGAAGTCTTGGAAAATAGAGTTCATGAGATTGTTGAAAGTCACTGCGTAACTAACGACGACGTCCAGAGAATAAGAAATGATGTCTATTCTGAATTTATCAGATAGTAACCAAAGATACCCTGGGAGTAAAATCCTGGGGTATTTTTTTGTATATAATAATAAAAAAAAGCAATGAGCTGTATCGCGAGATAAATAGTGACTGCCTTTAGAGCTAGACTATAAGTGACTTAGTCTAGCTCTAACCCCCGACGATACCCATTATACCGGCTAAATTATAGCCGGTATAGAGGAACCCCGCTAACGTCCTAAGAAAGCGGGGCTTTTGTTATATTATACCTTCCTAGACTCAAAATTGTCCTTTAATTGGGGCAATGTTTCAGTCTCTTCTATTTCGCCGGTTTCGGCATTTTTAAGGGGCTTTGTAAAAACCATTTCGCCCTCGTGTTTACGAATTAGAGAATTTAACTCTTTCTCTCTTGATGAATCTTGAATTAATTCTAAGATTCTTTCGCCATCTTTTGCGACGGCTTTGTCGTTGCTTTGTGCCAACTTCGACGCGTTAGCAACAACGCGTCCTTCATTTGTTGCAGGAACTGAAACGGAGACATTAAAGTCCTTCATTTCTTGGGCAGTTATACCTTTGGCTTTTAGTAATTCTGCTAATCCCTGCGTTATTTTGTTACTCATACCTATAAAATAGTCATTTCTAACATAAGGCACAAGGATTATTTTGTCTTTTATAATCTTTTTTTCTTTTTATATCCTGTGAGAATCCACCTGTAAGCTGGACTATAGCTGAAAGCTAGACTTTCGCCTAGCTTTCAATCCTCCCCGACAAAATAGTTTAGGCTGGACAAAATAAACCCGAACGTCGCTTGTTATTGTCGTCAAAAAGTTGTATATTTTGCTATGCAAATAATTACATCTACAACGCATTTCAAAAACGACGAAAGGAAATAATATGTCGGAAACAATGAAAAAGACGATTACTGATAAATGTCCTTGTTGCAGTCAATTATGGACACGAGAAATCGACGTCCCGAAGCCAAAGGTAGGAATTGAGGTTTATGCAATAGAAGACAATAAAGGAAGGGTAGACGTTACCATAGAGCTTGTCCGTCCTAGGTATCAAGACAAAGCAGGAGACGTAGACGTATTCGAAAGCATGTCTAAAGCAGAGTCAGACGTAGTAATTGCCCTTTACGCTAACAAGTATTTAAAGGACAATACAATATTAAGAGTCGATAGCAACTATATGGACAAATATGAGACACACAGCCGAAGACACGTTCTAGAAACGTCAAACGTAGAAAAAGGACTTAAAAGTCTACGCAAGGCAAAGAGACAATCAAGACGTAACAGACAGATTGACAGGTAATGTCTAACCCCACAAAACAGACAAAAGATTTGATTAAGACTTTGTATATAAACAATAAGCTAGACTCTATGATGTCTAGGAAAGAGAGCAGACATAATGTGTAAAAAATGTAACGATAATAAAAGCGTAGCATATTTAAACTACGTTAAAAATATAGTCAATTCTCAATTAGAAGACTATAATAACGGGTTAACAATAGACAAAAAGTCTTTAATTAATTTATTTATTAAAGCCGGTAATGTCTTAAAGGGAAAGGAAGACAAATGATAAAAAGAGACGAAAATGGTAAGATTATAATAAGAGGTAAGAGAGTAAATTATAATCTCGGTATTAACTTAGAGACTAGAACTCTTCTTAAGAACTTAATAACGTGGTGTGAGTGTGTAGACACTTGCGACAGGTTATATAATCTAGTCATAATGATTGAACGTAAACTAGAAGAAGAAAAGGAAGAAAAATGATAGATGAACAGATAAAAGAACGTAGACGTATAGTCAATGAATTAGGACGTATTAAAAGAGCGATATTAAATGTAAGAGTAGACGCAAATATATTAGTCGCCGATTTAGAGATTAATAAGACGGAATGCGTAGAGATGGCTAACCTAATGACAAACGGATATGAATCATTAAACGACGGGTTAGAATGCTTACACCTTATAACGAGAGATAGACTATAAAATGATAGTAATGAAGAAAGATAATAAGGGACGACAAATTACGTTGTCCCTTTCTGAGCAAAGAAAGTTAGATTATAACAGACGTGCTTGGTTTTTAAGACGCAAGTATAAGAACTTGACAAGAGATTTATTTAACGTATGGCAACACAATACGAGAAGTTTTAACAATCAGTCTACTAGGATATTAACACTAGCTAGACGAGTAGGGACGAATTAATAGTGACAAGGCATAATTATTATCTAGGCTTTGTCGAGAGCATAGAGACGGAATCCTTTCTCGTCGATTATGACCTTGTCACGAAGACTTGTCGAAAGACAATTAATGTAACGATAACCAAAATAGGAGATTAGACTATGTGTGGAATATATGGAATAGCGAAATCACCGACACCTTATACTACGAAGCAATTAAATATTGTCAAAAAGGTATTAAGGGAAATTGCAATAGATAGCGAGACTAGAGGTAGTCAATCGTCAGGAATTGCAAGAGTCGGTAGTTCGACTAGGATTCACAAGTCACTATTGCCGTCTAGTAAATTTGTAGACACTTTGGAATATAACGAGTCTGTTAAGTCATTAAAAGACGATTCATTTATATTGCTAGGACATACGCGTTTTGCTACACAAGGAGCAATAGTCAAATCAAATGCACACCCTTTCAGAGTAGGCGACGTCGTCGGTGCTCATAATGGCTGTGTTTACAATGTCAAAGAAATGGAGACTCAATTAGACAAACAATGTCCGGTAGACTCTCAATTGATATTTAAAGCAATTAACGACAACGACAACATACAAGAAGCAGTCAAAGATTTTGACTCAGACTTTGCGTTGTCTTTTGTCAAAGCAAATCCAATGGTATTATATCTATGTAGAGAAAGTAATAGACCTTTACACGTGGCATACATTCCGTCAATGAAGACGTTATTTTATGCTAGTGAATCGGAATTTATTGAGGACGCATTGACAATGAATAACATTGAAGCAGACGTATTTAGTTTAAATAAAAATACACTTTACACGTTTGACGTTAGTAAGTTTACTGACGAGAAAATGAATGTAGTCAAAGAATCATTTAAATACGATTCTAGAGTATATCAATATCAGATTAACAAGTACCCAACACAAGTTCAGACGAATGCCTGGAGTCTTACAGACGACGAATGGGAACCTATAGTTCCCCAGTCTATGATAGATAACGAGACATTACATCTATCACAAGTCTACGGAGGTAGACCGGAGGAGTGGTTTTGGGACGAAACACAGCAAGAGTGGTATTTTCTAGATAATGTCTCAGGCGAAATAAAGTCTGAAGAACAGATATCTGAAGAACAATACTACGACAGCTTAAAATGGGAAGAGGAAGCTAATGCCACAGACAGATAGAGCTATTAACGAAGCGATAGAGTCTGAAATTGAGTGTTGTGCAGATTGTAGCACAGACATAACTACAGACGAACCGGTTTATAATGCCGATAACGACGAAATATGTCAGAGTTGCGACGAGGATTACACAATGTGTAGAGAATGCGACGAAACAACCCATGTAGACAATATCTATTGGGTTAATTCAGACCCTTATTGCGACGATTGTTATAGTGAGAACATATCTACTTGTTATGAATGTGGACATGAAGACACTCATGACAATTTTGTCTACGACGAAAATGAAGGAGAATATTATTGCGAAGATTGTTATCAACCATCTGACGATTATCCTTCATGGGACGTATATTCTAACGAATACGTTAAAACTGCAGAGTCTTTTACTAGTCCTCGAAAAGACTACTACTCTAGAGACACATTTAAATTGATACCTTCTAAAAGATATATGGGAATTGAGATAGAGACTAATTTCCATGAATATGTAGATGAAGGTAATTTGAGATTTGAATTAGATATGTCTATAGCACAAAGTAGATTAGAAGATAAATGTAATATAGACCATACTATATTAGGAAGCAACAACCCTGAAGACAATAGGCATTTAGGTAGACTACATATTCCTGGAGACGGCTCCGTAAGAAGAGGAGAGCATGAGTATGGGACAGAAGTAGTTATGCAACCTAGACGAGGCGATATCCTTCATAAGGACGTTCAGACGATATGTGATGTATTGAAGCATGCGAATGGTGCCTACGTAAGTAGACATTGTGGTATGCATTTACATATAGACTGCAGAGATTATGACTGGTATCATTTTTCTGTCTTAACTTTACTAGTTAAGTTGATAGAGCCTCACGTCTATATGTGGGTTCCTCCTTCTAGATTAAATGGTAGGTGGTGTAAGCCTGTCAGTCAGTCGCTTAACGACTTCTCTTATATTACAAGTAGAGATGCATTCGTCGATTTTTGGTATGACAATGGTTCTTTTACTAACGACAAATATAACGACAAGCGTTATCATGGATTTAATCTCCATTCTCATTTTCAGGCTAATCAAGGTATAGAGATAAGATACCACGCAGGGACATTGAACCCCGAAAAAATGCGACACTGGTCTATATTTTGGTCTAATGTCGTAGACACTGCTTATGAAATAGGGCAGAGTATGCGTGACGAGTTTGCATACGACCCAAACCTTAATCAGTCTAGAATGTTTAAATCGTTGTATAATAGAGCGATTGACAAAAAGGTAAGAGAGATGGAATCTAATAATACCTATGCTAGAGATTCTGTGTCGATTAAGGGTTATATGACAGATAGTGAGAAAATGCGACGTTATCTTAGATTGCCAAAAAGAGATAAACCTTATCTATTGCAACCTATGTTGAATCATGTGAGAACAAGACCACAACAAGCAGTAATGTCTATTAGTAATATATTTGACACTTTCAACATACCTGACGAAACTGCAGAATTTATGAAGTCTCGTATGGTTGAGATAAACGCAGATAAAGAACATATAGACAAGTGTTTTGACAATAGAACAAGCATAGTAGAGTTTGACAAAAAGACAATGTCATTCAAATACGTAGATAGCTTAGGTAGTCAGTTTCCTTTAATAGACTATCCATTAATATCTAGCACATATTATGCAAGTGAACTTGGAAGTCTATTTGACGTTCATGGTAGAAACAGGGAATTACTCCAGTATACCTTGTAGCATAAAAAGAGAATAGCAGGTAGAATCGACATTTTTATCGGTTTTGTCTGCTATTTTTTGGATTTATTTTTATAATATTATTATAGTAGCTCAATGACAGCTCGACTAGAAAGGACAAAATAATTGACAAATGACAATAAAAAGCTTGGATTTTATGTATATAATATGTATTATCTTAAGAATATGAAACTAGTGGTGGATAAATATAAACAATTAAAAACTATTATAAGGATAGTTGCGGGTATTGAACCCCGCCTTTCCCTAATATTTAATTGCGAATATAATCGGTTGGCAAACCTATCCACCACTTTAACCGGAGAAAATAATGAATAAGAAATATAAAGTAAGAGTAAGCATTCCAGTAGAATATGACATTTCAGATTTAATGACTAGTTTTGAGACTACTGTAGATGTAGAGGCAGAGAATAATGAAGACGCAGTAAATTACGCAATAAGAGAATTTAATGAAAACTACGATTTAGATTCTATATATGACGAAATATACGACGAAGTTAAGAGTAACTTACTAGTGTGGCTAGACGGAGATTATAACTGCGACACTTATGACGACGACTACTACTTTGCAGAAGAACAACAACCTAGACCTTTTCCAGGAATGGAAGGCAAGGGAATAGACGGAGGCAGTAATGAGTAAGAAAATAACATCAGGATACTTAAGAAATAACGCAGAGCTAAGTGGAGTCTTTGTAATGTTAGACGGAGTAGAGTATCAAGTAAATACAAGCGAGTTAGACTTAAGTCATATTATAGAAGATATAAGTATGGCAGGAGACGACAATGATATGTCGGAGTATCTTTATAAAATGGAGGTGAGTAATGAGTAAAGAAGCAATAAGATTACAGAGACAAGTAGTAAATGCGACATCAAAACTACATAGTCTAGGATTTAGAATAAAATGCACATACATACCAGGTGCAGGTTGGGCGTCGGAGCTAGTTGATAACAACACTGGAGAAAACCACGAACTAGACGAACATAGTAAACCTAAATTTCAAGACGACTACCAAGCTAAGTTAGACGCAGAGCAAGAGAAGAATAACGACTATGCTCTAGACAATATGACTTGCGACGATGAAATGGTAATTGATGATGTTGGTCAGATGTATGACCCGACAGAAAGACTAAAAATGGAGGAAGAATGAGAACAATAGTAAAATGGAAAGTAGATAATGCTATTACGCATTTAGACGGACTATTAGATTTAATAGAAAAAGATGAATCGGGAATAAAGCCTACGACTATGAAATGGTTGGCAGGTGAAATTAGAATGACAATAGAAATCCTAGGAGGAAAAGAAGATGAATAAAATAAAACCATTAGATAATAGATTACTAGTACAAGCAGACGCAGTAAAAGAGAAGACGGATAGCGGTATCTTAGTTTCTTCTGAAACTCAAAAGAAACCAAATAAGGGAGTAGTCCTTGAAGTGGGACCGAAAGTTGAGACTCTTAAGTCTGGCGACTATATTACATATCCAGATTATGCAGGTACTATTATATATACCGACGGAGAAGAATACTTGATAATGAGAGAAGCTGAAGTCTTAGCTATACTAGAGGATTCTAAATGAGTGTCGTAATAGTAATTCTAGTATTTTTATTATTAGTCTACGCAAAATTCATCTTAGAAGAGATTGATAGAGAAGGAGACAAATAATGATTGAACATGAAGAAGGAAGTATAGAAATCAAAGATAAAGACGATTGTGTTTGGATGTCAACTTGTTGTGGTGGTAACGCAATGACAGAAGTTGCAGAAGACGGCGACAT